GTCAACCATGACACAAACAACACCCTCAATGAATTCTCCAATTGATACTTCGGCTTCATCAGCTTTTGTTTTCTTAAGCATGTTACCAAGACTTTGCCAAGTACATATAGTATGCGTCTTTCCATATTCTTTTCTGTCACCAAAGTATACACCAACATCTAAACCAAGATTGATATAATCAGCCTCCGTTTGCACGACCAAACTCTTGTTAGGAACGATTACAATACTTCGACCATAGTTCTCAATACTATAACTAAGTGCGGCTGTCATTAATGTTTTACCTGCACCCGTTGCAACTTCTTGTATTGATTGTGGATTGGCTAAGAATTCATTGACTACTGTAAGTTGATAGTCACGAAACATTACAGGCTCACCTTCTTTAGGATGACCTTTAGGCCATGTATGTTGACTGAATGTATCTTCTTTAATCTCAGTAAAATTAAATGTTGTGCTGTATGTGCGTAGGTCTTCTAATTGAATGTCATACCCTGCGTTATCTAGTATAGGCAATATTTCAGGTAGTAAGTTCACATAACTGCTACCACCTAGACTAAAGAAACTGATTTTGCCATTCCAACGACCTAGTCGGACACTTGGCAAATACCTTGCGCCTGGCTTCTCATATTCAAATTTCTTCATCAATGCTTTGCGGTCACCTAGTTCTAGGCCTTCAATCTTTACATTGACTTCATCTTTGATTATTAATTTGCATTCTTTCATAGAATTGTTACCGGGTCATTGTTTACTATGTGTATCACTTTACTTGTGCCACAAGCATATTTTAATGCGTAAGTTGCTGTGAACACCTTACCAGTTATCAGTACAGGAAATTCGTATTGATGTAAATCACTCAGTATTTGTTCATCTTTATTCCTAATGATACATGTTATTTTATTTTCAAGCAATGTTTTAGCCTTACGTAGATGTCCTAATTTAAATGAATCGTTTATTACAATCAAATCAGGTTTTATCTGTAATAGATAATCTACTAAGTTTTCATCACTATAATTAAATTCAACTATATCATTTATTGCAAAATCAATTTCTGCCTGTGAAAACTTTTTCAAATATTCATCAATTACTGATTGGTCAATATTTATTCCAAATCGTTTTAATCTAGGCAGTAACGCAAGATCAATAGCAAAAGATAAATGTTCTATGGCTTGTTGCAATGTATTTGAAGTGGCAACTACATAGAAGTTGTTATTTATATAACAGAATGTAGGGTTCCATATTTTTGCATCATAGGCAGAGGCAGAATCTAGCATTGATTTTATACTATCGCAGTAGTTGATTTTTGTGTAATGCTTTTCAATAGAATTTTTAATTACCTTAAGTGTGTAACTGTTTGCTGGCATTCTCCAGAATCTATCTTCTTTGTGCCAAGTAGGGTTTATTTCTAAATTTCTGAATTCAGTTATAAAATCTTTTTTATAAGGACTTCGCAAAATCAATTCATCATCGACCAATAACAAATGCACCTCAGTGAATTGAGGTAGACTTAGAATAGGAGCATTGTCCCATGGCAAGTTTATCAGTTCATCAACATGAATTTCTAATTTTTCTATTTGTTTTTTATATCTGGATGTAATCTTATCCAGCAACGATGCTTGATTAGTAGTCAATGGTTTCTTATTGACTAGGTTCATTGTTTCCAAGTTGGATAGGAACCTTTTATCATAGGTACCTAACTTTATGGTTGATACAAGAAAATAAATTAATTGTTCTTTAGTTTTCGGTTTTGATATCATCTAGTTATTATAATACTTATGCATAGATAAAGCAAACACAAAGGCAAAAAAAGGAGACCGTAGTCTCCAAAAATAGGGTGGGGACTTATTGACGTTGCCCCGGCCTTCACACGGCGTTAAACTTTCATGCAAGTTGCCTTAGCAAGATTTTGCCAATTGCTCGGACTAATCTTGACCAAGTCTGCAACCTTCAATGCCATACGCAAGGACACTTCACGCAATTTGTTGTGATTGTCCCACATGTAACTCATAACATCCGATGATTGTTCATCGGTTAAATCATAGTCTTTGAACAGACCGCCATCAGCATCACGATGGACCTGCTTGATACGCAACATTTTGTCACGTTCACTGTTAATAGTGAGGTCCAGATAATGACAACGACTTTGCAATGCATCCAAGTGAGCCTTGATTTTGTTGCTACGGCGGTCAGCAAAATTCAAGTTAGTGATAAAGATCACTGAGCCATTGAAGTTGAAAGTATTAGGGATACCTTCTTCACGCAAAATGCGTGAGTCTTTGTTCCAACTGATTCGGCGAGTTTTGCCTGAATCCAAAGCACCTTTCAACACATTCAATGCATCGGGGTCTTCCCAAATATCACAATCATCAAAGACCAAAACATTCTTACTGTCAGAATATTTGTACAGTTTAGAGAACAAACCAATACCTGACATTGCGCCTTTCACAATGTCAAAGCGAGGACGTTTGCCTGCAATTTTATCAAACAAACTTGCTTTTTCCATTTGCAAAGAGACACCGTGTGATTTGCCGACTCCAGGGGGACCTGACACAATCATAGCACGAATGTTGCCTGCAATACATGCGGCACTCATTTCATCAAGCACATTGAATCGGCTGGCAATGCGATCCATTGCCTCTACCTCTGACTCAGTAACCTCTGGCTCAACTGCAACAACAGGCTCAGTGCCTGACACAAATTGCAAATCATTTTGCGTATCAACATTAACCCTGATAAGACTACTACGTCCTGGGAATTGACCTTCATTTTTCACCGTAACAAACCCACCTTTCGTACCCATTTGATAACCTTTCACCAATGTGAACACTTGATTAGCAATTGGCTGATTGCGATATGTGCCAGAAACAATGCGAACAGTAGACATTTAAACTCCTATATTAGTCACTGAAAAATACAATTATACACCCTAGTTGATTTATTGTCAACCAAAATCTTATTGTTCCATTGGGTCGCCGAGCATATAGCTAGAGACATACTCTACTACAAAAGTAGTACCTTCATGCAATTTGAGATATGCCCCAAGGGCTTCTGGATTACGAAACAACAACCCACCAACTTTAAACATCTAATCGTCCTTTAATCAATCAATACATGTATTATATGCCCGAATTGATTTATTGTCAACCTTTTGCTAGATGCCATTTATCAACACTAAAGTATTCAAAATTGTCTATTGTGCGTCTACAAAAAGAACCATTAACTTGTAATACTTCTGTATTCAGAAACATATCATTCCAAATATGCTCTAACGGATTGCCAGGTTGAATACTAATTAGTACACCGGCATTTAGTTTAAGATCCTTGAGCCAATATTGATTAGTAGTAATTCGTTTAGTTTTTCTAACCAACATCTTCAATGGTTTCAATTCTACAGAAAGTTTCAACAGTTTAGGCTTGTTTTCTTTGTCTAATTTTTTAAAGTTTTGATTCGTATCAACTGCACACCGAACTTCATCAATGTTAACATCGTACTCATAAAATATAGGTAGATAGTATGCTAAGCCTAACATGTTTTCTCTAACCATACGACCATCACCATGCACAAATGTGTTTAGGTCTTTACGATAGTCAGACATGCGCAGGTTATCATTTCGCAATGTTAACATCATAATTTTTTTACTGTAGTAGTCACGTATTTGTTTAGCCATTTCAGTGTCATCACTGGTAACCATATTAAACAATTCATCTTGCAATAGCTTGCTTATACCGGAGTGACCATTATCACGTAGTCTTTTCCAAGCAACACTTAATGCTAATACATCAGTTGGTGTTTCATACACTTCATATTTTTTGACCGCAGGATGCAAATTGTTTTCCGAAGAAAGCATAAATGTTCCATTTAGCTGAGCCAAAGGTTTAATTGCTTGTAACTGTTTAGGTGTAAATGTTGAATTTGTTAAACTAACTGGACTAAGGTTAACAAAATTGTTTGATGTTATATTTGAATAACTCATATTGAAATATCTTCCATTCCTGCTGTGCGTAAACGCACGATATGTCCCATCTGCCATTGCTTGGCTTCAAGACCCTTCATAATACCTAACCAACGATTACGCAAATATGCTACTTCGTTGATTAAGGTTTCATAATCGATTACCTCGTCTTCGCCGTCTACATACTTTTCTGCATCACGGCTTGTCAATGCTCTATTATACGCTTCTAAATATTTTTGAAAATGTTTTCGGCGAATTTTCAGTAATTGAATATTTAGGTAATTTAATACCGCTTCAATTTCTTGAAGTTGATTGAACCTATGTTCCGTAACGCCGGGCAAGGCCGCGATGTTCTTTTCTACGTTACCGTAAATCTTAACATCACTTTTTGCTGAACTTAATTCTATTTCATATTGAGATATGAAATCCGGTATTACAGTTAGGTCACTGCTAATACGGGTATACCAATTCATTTAATCCCACTCGTCGGTATCTTGTTCTTCTTCGTATTCTTCATCTTGGAAATGCTGTTCAGCATAACCTTTTAACGCAGTAGTGATATCTTTGTCCTTAAAGGTATCTTTAATTTCATCGACCTCATAATTGTTATCAATCAACAAGTTGACTAATGTATCTGCGGCATCACCGCGATCAATTAAATCAATGTGGTCACGTAATGCGTCCCAAACTTCTGCAATCAAATC